ATTTACTACAAATGGAAAATTTATTTCGGTTGGAAAAAAATCAGTGTCTACTATTCCAGGAATTATAGAAAATCTGTCATCAGTATTGTTTAACGGTGGTACAAATAAACATGAATATCCAGGAGGTGTTTTGATAGTCCAAGGATTAAGAATTTTATGAAAAGCAAGATTTTTATTTTTTTCTACATAAGGACTTTCACCTAATTGTTTAGTATTGTGAAACTGAGGTTGCCCAAAATTTACATTTAGTCCGTTCCTCTCCATAGTTCCGGACTGCATACCTGTTTTTAATATACCTTCATTTTCAATATTATGAACTAGGTAATAGTCAACAGGCATTTTTAAAAGGTATCCACTTGTTAGAGTATCTAAAAAAGGTATACATCCTTTTATTGTTTTGTTATTTACCCCATGCTCTAATTTTTTAAACCAATCTGGTATATTAAGTTTAATAGGTACAGGTAAATATTCTTTATTATTTTCGATATAATCTTTAGGAGCTGTAAATTTTATTATACTTTCGAACACACAAGATGTTTACAAGATTTTATGGAATTTGTAAAGGATGAAAATAAGTAATTGAATTATCCTCACAATACTTTTCCCAAGTTTTTGTTAAAGGAAAAGTAATAGTGCTATAATCAAAAGTTTCTAAATAGTTCTTATAACTTAAACAATTATCATAAAAGCTATTAGAAGAGTTATTACTATTTAAAAAATTATTTAAACTGAGTAAAATATTTTCGTGTTGTTTTTTTAGTTGATCTTCTTCTACAGAGTGATTAGTAAAATCTCTATCCGTAAAAGTTGCAGACCCATCAGAAATATTAATATCAACTAGTTCTTGTTTTATTTTTAAAAAATTATCATCAGAAATATCTATAGTCGTATAAATAGAAAAATCACAGTTTTGATTATTTTTATCTGTATCGTTTGCAGCAATTTTATATAAAAAACCATCGCTATTAACAATTAAATAAGCCATATTTATTGACCTCCATCATCGTAAAAAGTCAAAGAACCTGTACCACCAGAATTACCACCAGTTGTTTGACCGGTGTTATTACTAGATGCTCCTTTATTCCCTGCTTGTGCTACGTTTCCGCCTACTAAATATGATGATACGGGTAAAGAACTAGTAGATCCCGGAGCACTACCGGCACTACCATTTGAAGCATTTGGACCATTCCTTGGCGCTCCTCCTCCTCCACCTCCTCCGTTAGCAGTAAATAAATTAGTTACATTAGTTGCTCCTCCAGCGTTACCACTTGGAGCAGGTTCGTTACCAGCTGCGTTTCCCCCACTACCTGGGCCCCCTACAGCGTAAGCAAATGTTGTACTTGCTGCAGCATTACCTGAAAATAAACCAAAACCACCAGCTCCACCGTTTCCGGCATTTCTAGTTACGTCAGCGGTTCCTCCGCCTCCGCCTCCGCCTCCGGCTTGAGCAAACGCATAATATTTTGACGTGTTGGCAGGTGTAGTAAAATTTCCTGAAGAAGGTCCGTGAGCCAGTAATCTTGGAAAATAACTTCCATCTCCACCAGCACCACTTGAAGCTGCTATAACTCTTCCAGAACTATCGATTGTAATATCGGCTGTTGTAAAACTACCTTTTGCAGGTTTAATTATTTTTGGCATTTATTCTCCTAGTCTACCATTTCTACATAAGAAACATGGAAAGCTATATCATTGGCAGCGCCAGCTGTTACAGCTATTAAATCTGTTTCATCTAAGTAGATAGGTCTTGAAATTAAATCTAATGTTGAATCTGCAGGTACAGAAATTGTACTTGCAATCTTATAATAAGTTGAACCATTGTCGTTACTAATTTCTACTGTTATATCAGCAGCGTTAGTTCCATCAATGTTTGCTAATAATATTGTATCAATTCTTACTGCAGTTTCTGCAGGGACATCAATCATAGTAGTTCTGTTAGTATCAGATAAACTACCCATAGCATTCTTTGGTGTGATTGTTGCTATATTAACTAAATTTGGTGTTGCCATTTTTTATTCTCCTTTGATATTAATACCCGAAAACCATGGAGAAGACAAGTCCTTTTCCATCCGTAGTTACAGTTTGTGTTGAGCTTGATGTTGCGTTAGTTACTTTTGTTCTACCTGTTCCGTCTGGAGCTATTGTTATATCCCCATTTGCGGCATCTGTAAGAGTAACTGTTCCAGCATTTGTTCCGCCATTAGTATTTAAAATTAAATCTGTTGCACCACCTGTTGTTACAGTTAATGTTCCAGCACCATTTGAAGTTAAAACAGCTGCTGCGCCGCTATCTCCAACTTTTACTGTATCTGCTGCAAGTACAACATCACCAGTTCCATTTGGAATAATATCTATATCTGCATTAGAAGTAGATACTATATCATTTCCATTAACATCTAAATTACCACCAAGTTGAGGTGTAGTATCTTCTACTACTGAAGATATTCCAGTCCCTATTGCTAGTGTATCTATATCAGGATTAGTTCCATCGTTTGCTGTTGCAAAAACAATTTGATCACCTTTGTCTGATGCTGAAAAAGTAAAAGAATCTCCTGATCCAGAAGCATATTTAAATTGTACAGTGTGTGATCCTGAAGTTGAATTTCTTAAAAAATAAAAAGTTTGAACATCTAAAGGTATTGTTACAATTTGGTTTCCAGATATTGTACCTGTAAATTCTATCATTCTGTGAGATAAAACTGCACCTGTTGATCCATCAGAAACTGAAAGAGCTGTAGTTTGTGCACCACCAGCTATGTCTTGTGTAACAAACCCACCAGAAATTTGTTCAAAAATTTGTAAATTAGTATTTGTTTTTGTTCCCCATGTACCAGCGTTTTCACCAGTTGCTTGAAGTTCTATACCTAGCGGTGTGTATGTTGATGCCATAATTTTTATCTCCTATGCGACGTCACTATAACTTGTATTTGATCCTGTTGCAACAGAAGAATAACTACTATTTGATCCTGCTGCAACACTTGTATATGATGTATTTGAGCCTGTGTCAATATTTTGATAAGCTTGAATAAATATATCTCCAACACTTGCTGTTGAAGAAACTCCTGTTAGCCCCATTACATCTGCAGGAGATATTGATCCTACAGAATTTGTTGCAGAAACTCCTGTTAATCCCATAACATCAGCAGGTGTTATTGAACCTACTGCAGAAGTTGCAGAAAGTCCTGTTGGTAAAATAGTAGGATTCGATGTAATAGTTAATTCATCTAAACTTATTGTTGCGGAAACTCCTGTGATTCCAAATGCTAAATCAGGAGGTGTTATTGAACCTACTGCAGAAGTTGCAGCTATTCCTGTTAATCCCATTACATCCGTAGTTGATAGTGAGCCTACTGATGATGTTGCAGAAATTCCTGTTGGAGTTACAGTTACGTTTCCAATCATTGTAGCTGATCCAATACTAGCTGTTGAAGAAACTCCCGTTAATCCCATTACATCTGCAGGAGCTATTGATCCTACACTAGCTGCTGCTTGAGTTCCTATAGTAGCAACTACAACTTTATTAAATGAATCTCCATAAGGTTCTTCACCCCAACCATTTCTACCCCAACCAACTGCAGTTCCAACACTAGCCAACTCACCTATTGCTGAAGTTGCAGCTTGACCTGTTAAAAGCATTACATCTGCTGGAGAAAGCTCACCAACACTTGCTGTTGAAGAAACTCCTGTTAAGTCAACAATGGTTTGAGGAAATCCTGTTGCAGTTCCTTGAGAAATAGTAGAAGATACACCTGTCGGTTCAACAGAGTAATTAACACCCCAACCGGAGTTACTCCATTGTTGTCTACCCCAACCTGATGTATTGAATGCTTCTGTTGATCCAAGTGAAGTGGTTACTGAAAGACCGGAAACAGAAATTGTAACTTCATCATCTTGCCACTCGTTTGATCCCCAAGTGTTATTACCCCAGGTTGATGCCATAAGGAGGTCCTCCTTACGCTATACGAATGATTGCGTTACTTGCGTCTGCTGTTGGAAATTGAATTGTGAAAGTTCCACTAGTTACAGTTTTATCTGAACCAAAAGCTATAACTGCTACAGCTTTATCAGATTGTGTGTCATTATAAATTAATGCACCATTTGCTGTAAAAGAAGCACTTGTGTAACTTACATCAGCAAAATCACAGATTGCTGTTGTTCCAGAAGTTGTTGGCGTAACGCTTGTTAATGTTGCACCACCTGCAGTGTATGCAGATCCTGATGTGTTTGAAATTTCGTTTGAAGTTGAATAAGCAGTTGTGCCTGCACCCAAAGAAGCTGAACTTGTATATAAAGCTATTTTAAAAGTATTACCACTTGACGCTGTAAAATTGTGTGTACCCACTAAAATTTCTTGTTTGAAACTTGTACAAATTGCCGATGATATTGCCATAATTTTTTATCTCCTATGGGTTTGCTGAGTTAACTGGTATACGAACAGCGCCATCAGTGTAGTCATCTCTTCGTCTTCTTCCAACTTGCTCATTAGCAAACTTTTGTACCTCTTGTTTATACTTATTTTCATAAAGTGTCAACATGTCTATGGGACCTTTTAAGAACCCATAAGTTTCAGATAGGCAACAATATAATAGACCGTTTGGAAAGTTTAAACTGATATAATTAGTAGTGTTGTCAGAAGCTAAAGTAGCTGGCATCTTGTTATAGTGTACTCTAAACTTGTATGTTGTATCAGGGACCGGGGCAAGAAACATTCTTCCAGATGTAGTATCTGTATTACCTGTTGCTCCTCCATACATAGAATAGTATTTAGGTTTACCTCTTTTTGAAGATTCTGTTGAAGATACATATTCTTGTAAATATGTTACATCTTTTTTTTCTAACCAAGTATTAGCACCCGCTATAGAAGATGTTGAATCGTAGACTTGAATACCTCTTATAAACAAAGCACCTGCTGGAGCATTAATAGACTCTTGACCTGTTACTAAATTACCTTCTTGTTGAAGTCTATCTGCATCAATAGGTATATCTCTCATTATTCTGTACTGAGAGTTTAAAATTATATTTTCTAAAATAGCAGTTGTTAAAACATTTGAATCTGTTTCAGTGTAATTTCTTATTTGTGTAACTAAATCTGAATAACTTAGACCGGCCATTATTTATTATCTCCTTGATGTTTTAAACGTATCTTCTTTTGTTTTGCAGTTTCTTCATACATTTCAAGATGAGGATCTTGCTTTTCAGGTTTAAATATATTTTTAATCCAATTCCAAATTTTGTTTATCATGCTTCTATTGTTACAGGCCCAACGGAACAACCGTAGCCTCCTCCTTTTATATTACCTGTTGTAGCAGTATTTGTGTCAACTGTAAAAAAGAAAAAGTTATCAGTTAAATAAGCACTTCTTGCATCTCTACCAGCAGTTCCGGCTCCATCTGAATCTGCTTTGTATTTTCCTGTTCTTATTGTGTATCCTGCACTTTTTGCAATATTGGCTCCTGTTATACCGTCAAAACTTTGTGGATCAGCATAAGTAAAAGAACTCCCTGCAGAAGTAGTTGGTGGTCCTCTAAATCTATATGTTGTTGAATCTGTTAAACCATGTCCAGGTGAAAATACATTTATAATTCCTGACCCTGCAGCATAAGTTTCAAAACCATTATCTACTATTCTAACAGTTGTAGCAGGCTCTGTTCTATCAGGTCTTACTTGTAATAATGCAACACCATCTCCACCTACAGGTTTTGGTTCGAGTTGTGGTTGTTTAGGTTCGTACTCTGTATAATGTACAAATGAACCGTTCCATTCTCTAACCATTTCTCTATATGGAAATTCAAGTCCTGATCTATCTGAAATAGCTTTTGAATGTTTTCCTGTTGCGTACTTAGACATTATGTTCCTGGGTAATAAGCTTTAGGTGTAATAAACGTACTTGAAGCTGAACCATCCTCTGCAAGTGCTCTAGCTAATTCATCTTCGTAATATAATTTCATCTGTTGAACTAATTGTGGTTGATATTTTTGTGCAAGATAAAAAGCTAAACCTGAAGTCATACAAGGTACAAATCTAAAAGGTATGTCTGTTGCGTTTGTATAATCTCCAACATCTTGAATTCTTTTTATATAATAAAAATGCATATCTTTAGATGCATTAGTTGAATCAGG